ATTTTATTCTATTTTGCAAGTTAGTAATTCCACTTACATCTCTTAGATTACTTATTCTATTATCATTTTTTATACCATTTATATGATCTATTTCATTTTTAGGCCAACTACCATAAACATAAAGCCATGCAAGTCTATGGGCATAATAAGACTTTCCTAAAACAGTAATACGCAAGTATCCAAATCCATTATCTGTTCCAAGTTGTTTTCCTATTTGAATTCCTCGTCTTTTCTTTTTCCACTCAAAAAATCCAGTTGATTCATCGTAATGGATAAGCTCTTTGATGTCTTTTGCTGACAAAAATTGATCCAATTTAAATTCTCCATAGGTTGCTGACAACCTATTATAGCAAAATATTCTTCAAATTGCTGCTGTTCTTCTTGCTCCTGTTGTTGTCGATAGTTTTCCACTATTTTCCCCAATCAATATACTTCATTTAGCAAACTATTGCAATTTTTCATCATCCTCCATTTGATTAACTAGTCCATGTAAGTGTGCTGGCTGGTCTGCACATACAAGCCTTGCAAGATGCAAAGCCAATTCTTGATCTTTTGTTAGAAATCCGTCTTGAAATTCAGACACTAACAAGCGTATTACGTAGAGCATTTCGGCTGACTTATCCATTTTTCCCCCACGGGCAACCTGTTTGATGATTGCATTCTGTTAGTGAGTAGTAGCTGTCGCCGGTATTGTAAGGATCGGAAGTCTTGATTGAGAATTCGCAATCACTGCATTCTGGCTCCTCTCCATGACAATTGCCGCCATTAAGTCTGTGTGGGAACTTGTAAGCTGTACATTTGCACACTTCTAATTTGATTATTTTCATTTGCTCCTCCGATGAATGAATCTTACCTGTCTTTTATTTCCTTGTGTAAAAACAATTTCTATCGGCAAACATAAATCAATAGGAATTATCAACTATACGAAACATTTTGATGGGTCTATGATTCATACATCGACGCAGCAAACGCAGCGCCACTAACCAGGAGATACAAATGCGACCAACTATCAAAACACTAACTACAGAAGCAAAAGCACTCAATATCGTTCGTCGCAAGAATAGCGATTATTGGCACTACAAAGGCGAAAACGCACTTATCACGTACAACATGCTGTTGAAAATTTTGGGATATACGTGGTCGGACGAAGCAAATGATATCGATGAAGAACTTGAGACTAACTAAAAAGATTAATCATGAAAAACTCATACTACAAAACACCACGCACACTTGATGAATCAACTTTCCACTCCTGGGGTAACGCGGCTTTTAAAGAAAGAGAAAAAGATGCCGACTTGGTTGTGACAATTGTTTCGGTTTTGTCTATAGTTGCAGTTTGTGTGTTTGCAGTAATTGGATGGTTAGATTAATGGACGATAAAGTTGTGCCACATGACCCGCCACCGTTTAGATTCTGTACGAATCACAACGAGTTTGTAAGGTCTGATGGAGGTAATTTTCTGGTGTTTAACAAGGGCAAAAACAGGCGCTGGATATGCAAGCTTTGCATTGAACGCAGAAAGCAAAAGGAGAATTAATGAACTTACGTGACTACGCAGCAGAAAAACGCGAGGCATGCGCAAAGATGGTTGAGCCGCTTAATGAATCGCTTGCCGACGCTATCCGCGCAAGTTATTGGTGCGGAGTGGGTTGGCCGCAAAGTACCGTTCGTACAGGGAGCATGAGATGAAAGCATTTCCAGCAAGCGATATATTCGACAGAGACTCAAAACACGGCATGGACTTGCGAGATTACTTTGCGGCAAAGGCGATGCAAGCGATTTTGTCATCAGGAAAGTGTGGGCCGAATACAGCAGACAAACTTCATTACAACGACGATCAGGAGTGCAATATGCACATTGCCGGATGTTTAGCCGAAGGCGCATATGAAATGGCAGACGCAATGATGAAGGCGAGAAAACAGAGATGACACGCACAGAACGGAACCAATCAATGCAAATGACCATCACACTAACACGCGAGGAAGCGCATAAATTACTGACTGCGCTGGAAGAATTGAACAGACTCAGTACAGGAAAAAACGCATGAATGTAAAACTACAATGGGCAACTCCAGACATAGATAAACAGATAATGTTTATGGCTAGAGTATCAAACCCTGCCGGCCAGAGCAGTACAAACTCAGCACTACTGCACTACTGCATGAAACACGGACACGTAAGCCCGTTTGAGATGGCAAGCGCATGTATAGAAATTGATACAACCCGCGACATTGCCAGGCAGATTTTAAGGCATCGTAGCTTTAGTTTTCAAGAGTTTAGTCAGCGTTATGCAAGCATTGATTCATTACCGGAGGCAGAATTTAGAGAATGCAGGTTACAAGACACGGCAAACAGGCAGAACAGTTTAACGACTGAAGATCAAGAGTTAATTGAGAAATGGGAGCAATGCCAACGTGATTTATATGAGCATGCAATAGCTTCGTATCAATTTGCCTTGTCATCAGGTATTGCGAAGGAACAAGCCAGGGCGTTATTGCCGGAGGGTTTAACGTCAAGCCGTGTCTACATGAACGGGACTATTAGAAGCTGGATCTTTTACTTGCAACAGAGATTAGATTTGAGTACACAAAAAGAGCATAGAGACATTGCAGAACAAGTATTAACAGTGTTGCGTACTGTAGCGCCAATTACTATGGACGCGTTCTTTAAACAACAATAAAGGGCAATCAAATGAAAAAAGAATTTGAGGCATTTGCAAAAGGTTATCGTCAAGGCTTCACAGATGCTAAACAAATATACGACTTAAAAGAAAACGAGCTGTATGTAAAGTCAGGCTGTAACTGCCAAAATGTCATGTATTGTGATGGTGCTTGTTTCCCAGAAATTAATGACTCAGATTTAAAATGAAGCAATTTAACAGTAAACTAACTACATTTATATTTATAATAATGGCATTGACTTCTGTTAGCTGCCTGAATAAATACAAGTTTAATATTTTACATAAACGTTTTTCGGTATGGAGAAATCAAAATAATGACAAAAACTTATACATTTAAAAGCAAACAATTAATAGAAAAATTAAATAAAATTAAAGATTCTATTAAAAATGAAGGATTAATTTCTCAGGAAATATCAGAAAGAACTGGGATAAACAGAGAAGCATTAAAAAAATATACTTTGCATTTAAAAAATACTAAACAAATATACATATGTGATTATCAGTTAAACGGAAATTCATCTGCTCCTGTTTACAAGGCTGGCAATAAAGAAGACTGTAAAAAGGTAACAGACAGGTCGCTACTTAAAAAAGTTAAGGTTAAAAACTTTACTTTCCATAAGCCAAAAGATGATTTTGTAACTAACTGGATACCAAGAAGAAACTTAAAAAATGAAGCATATATCAACGGATAACTTGTTTTTCAGAGATCCTGACATTGACCCACCACCCAAAGCAGCAAGCCTGTTGTTGCTTAACGCTGGTGGTGTTTTGATAGTTGGGACGTGGTCTGATGATTGCATAGGCTGGTGTCCAAAGCCTAAGATACCTGAAAGCATCAAAAAGAAATTGGAGAAATAGCTTGTAAGATTTTTCCTTTGGTCTATAATTTATCAATGCGCTTGGAGGCGTAAATTGAGTAAGCCCTGAATGAGACACTGCTGGTACTCTCCAGTCCTCCAACGACCAATGGTCGAGTGTCTCACTTAGGGCTTTTTTTATTGGAAAAGCAAATGATATTTAAATCTGTTGACAGTATTGAATTAATTATTACTACTAGCGGAAAGATTTGCATAAGGCAAGATTCAAATGAGGATGATTCCGATACTGTTTTTATTACTTTGGATCAATTTGAATTAATTGGTAAATACATTCTTGAAAACATAAGTAACATTGAATTAGCATGGAATGATGGGGTTGAAAATGAGTAAGTTACTTATTGATGAACCTCCACTTCAGGTTTTGCCATCATTGGCAGTTCGTATCGGTTTGTGTGAAGCAATAATTGTTCAGCAAATACATTACTGGCTGCAAAGAACTAAGCCACTTGGTGATGGGTATTGCTGGGTTTACAACACGGTAAAGGAATGGCAGAAGCAGTTTCCTTTTTGGCATGGCAATACAATATTTCGGCACCTGCAAGCACTGAGAGAATCAGGAGTTTTGATAGCTGAACAAAAGTCAGCAAATGCTTTTGATAAAACACTGTATTACAGAATTGATTACAGCAAATTAGATGTTGAGTCGATTACACCAAAATTGTGTAATCGGAAGCATCAAAATGAGGTAATCACTGTAAATACAGAGACTACCAAAGACTACTTTGAAGACTTTTGGAAAGCATACCCAAAACGAGTAGCAAAGGAAGATGCAATTAAGGCTTGGAATAAGATCAAAATGGATGATTTAGTATTATCAAAAATACTAGATTCAATAAAAGTCCAAGAACTTGCAAAACAAGATAAGAAGTTTGTCCCATATCCTGCAACTTGGCTAAACGGTAAGCGTTGGTTAGATGATATTGATGGTGCAAAGCCATTGAAGCCGTACTGGATGAAAGGTGGTCAGCTATGAAAGGTCACAAGGAACTGCTAAACATGCGCATGGAGGGCTTTAAGCCTCGTGGAATATGGGTGTATTACGGGCAGGATTCACTCAAATGCTGGAGTACATGGAATAAGTCCAAAGACAACTTTTTATATCCTGAAATCGAGATCTTGGAGACAGAACCACTTGGCACGCTTGATTTACGTTTTGCAATTGAGCTTGATGTTCATATTTCTACGAAGCAAAATGTAGACAAAGCAAAAAACATATTCAGAGCATTCAAGTCTGCACGAGCCAGGCAGGTGTTTGTTTCTGCATCCAATTTTATGATTATGCCGAGCGGGGAGATCTTAGATGACTATGTTCCTGAGTAAAGACACGGTCGACTTTTCTGCTTATCTTTCCGCTACTGATCACAAACAAAACGTGCGTGACGTATCAGTCTGGATTGACGAGCTTACAGATAACTTACTAAATCCGGTCGAAGAAAAATCTACGCCGATGATGTGGGAGTCTACGAAGGGTTTTGCGTTTCGCCCAGGTGAAGTCACTGTGTGGGCTGGATCAAACGGTGGTGGAAAGTCTTTGCTTACAGGCCAGATTGCGCTTGGTTTAATCAAGTCTAGCGAGAAAGTATGCGTTCAGAGCTTTGAGATGAAGCCCAAAGTATCGATTAAACGGCTTATAAGGCAGTTTGCAGGCGAAAACATAGACGAGGTGGCATCCATACATGGGTTGGACTACAAACGCGCCTTATACGACCGTTTTAAGGCTTTTGCATCTGGGAGCCTTTGGTTTTACGATCAACAAGGAACTGTGACAGCAGATCAAGCAATCTCTGTCGCCAGGTACTGCGCTGTAGAGTTGGGTGTTACGCACATTGTTATTGATAGCTTGATGAAGTGTGTCAGGGGTGAGGATGACTACAACGGCCAGAAAGCTTTTGTAGACGAGATCACGTCTTTGGCTCGTGACCACAATGTGCATGTGCACTTAGTTCACCACATTCGCAAGCTACAGTCTGACGAGAACATGCCGAATAAGAATGATTTGCGTGGTAGTTCATCAATTACCGATCAAGTGGATAACGTTTTTATTGTGTGGCGCAACAAAAAGAAGGAAAACGAGATAAACCGCGGCCAAGACACTGACATGTCGCAGCCGGACATGGTTTTGATGAACGAGAAACAACGTAACGGTGAAACAACAGATTGGTATAACTTTTGGTATCACAGAGAAAGTACGCAGTTTATTGATAAGTGGCAGGGTTTCCCTCACGATTTTGATAACAAAGGCAGGTTTAAGGGATGAATGAATTTTTCGAGGAGGAGCGGCATCGTTGCGAAGTACGCCAAGTTCTTAAATGGCGAGCACAAGACAGAAACAAAGCAATCGAATACATTGAAGACGTAAGAAAAAAACGGAATGATGCTGCGGCAAATAAGTTACATAAAGATGCTGCTTATCAGTGGGTTAACGGAAATCGCGGAATTCATGGAGATTGGAAATGACTTTTAAACGCGTGGATTCTAATCAAACAAAGGTAGTTAAGGCATTGCGGGCTGAGGGTATGACAGTCCAGCACCTGCACGATGTTCATGGCGGTTGCCCTGATTTACTTGTGGGCTACAAAGGAAAGAATGTATTGCTTGAGATTAAAGACGGCGAGAAGTCTTGGAAGTTGACTCCTGCTCAGGTGATTTGGCATTACAACTGGCAAGGTCAGGTGTCGGTTGTTACTGGTATAGATGGCGCAGTACAGGTGGTAAAAGATGCCGTCAAATAAAAAACCACGCAAGCCACAGGCAAAGCGTAAGTTAACGATCCCAATTGTTTTCAGACAGAGCGCGGAGGTTGATACTGAATTGCAGTTAGTGCCGCATACTGAACTTTTGAAAATGCGCTCAGGAGTAGGTGACGAGGGTAGCTGGAATATGATTACTTGCAGGTTAAACATAGGTATAACTGCTTGCAAGCAAAACGGCAAAGAATGTTCTGTTATTGATCGAGGTTTGGATGCAATGATTAATGTTTGGCGCAGGTACGAGAACACCGGCAAGTTTGGGTTGTCTGGCGAGGATTTGCGGGATATTGGAGATGGTCTTGTAGCTACAGACGAGATCCAGTTAGCGGTAACAAGAAGAAAATTTAACGATGCGGTTCAATATGTTTACAAGCATGCGGCAAGGTAAGATATGAAACAAATAGACCCGAATGAAGCTATTGATTACATGATCAAGCATTCTGCTGAGTATGCTCAAGCTAAATCACAAGTTACATATTTAGAGGAGTTTCGCAAAAGCAAGAAAGCAATGTTGTTTAGTGCCGCAATTGGCAACACTATTGCTGACAAAGACAATTACGCTTACAGTCACCCAGAATACTTAGCTGTGCTAGATGGGCTGAGGGATGCTGTGGAGAAGGCTGAAACGCTTCGCTGGATGCTGATAGCAGCGCAAGCAAGGGTAGATGTATGGCGTTCACAAGAGGCTAGTAATAGAAATATAGACAGGAGTATTCGATGAATAGAGATGATATAGTTAATTTTGTTCATGAAGCTGGAATTATCCCGCCGGGAGGGGGTGCAACTGAAAATCAATGGCAATCACTGCATAGATTTGCTAAATTAGTTGCACAGCATGAGAGAGAAATATGCGCTCAAATTTGCGACCATGAAATGGATAATGCTACCAATTTTGACAGGGTGATAGCATATGGAAATTGCTCTGATTATATTCGCGCAAGAGAAGATAAATGACAGATAAAAACGTGCAAGCAGTAATACAGAAAATGGCTGATAGAGCTAAGTTTGGTTTAATTAAATACGGAGTAAGCACTGAGCGATCTGATTTGACGCGTAAGCAATGGTTGATTCATGCACAAGAGGAGGCAATGGATTTAGCTGTTTACTTGCAGCGCATTATTAACGATATAGATGACTAAAGACGAAAAGAAATACTTATCCAAAGTTGCTGACTTGGGCTGTATAATATGTTATAGGCAAGATAATGCTGGCACTCCGGCAGAAATTCATCACGTAAGAGGAATTGGATTAGGTCTTGGCATACGGAACAGTCATTTTAATACAGTGCCACTTTGCCCTTTTCATCATAGAGGAAATGGCGGCTATCATGGGATGGGACGTAAAGCCTTTGAGCGTGAATACCAAATAACAGAGAAAGAATTACTATCGCAGGTTAAAGGACTTTTAAATGAAAAAGACGAAGACTGAAAAAAAGATGGGCAAGGTTTACGACGAGTTTAAAGCTGGCAAGCTGCATAGCGGAAAAGATGGCCATGTTGTTAAGTCTAAAAAACAGGCAGTAGCGATTATGCTTTCTACTGTTGGTAAATCGAAACCATCGAAGAAAGGTTAAAAATGAAAGGCATGAAATCTTGTCCTAAATGCAAGGGCGGCGAATGCAAAGGCGGCAAAGGGTGCATGATGGAAGACAAAGAAGAAAAGAACGGCAAGAAGGGCAAGATCGAGATTGAAATTTCATTGCCGATTCGCGGTCAACGTGCAGCTAAGAACAAAGCGAAAAAGAAATGAGTGCGGCATGGACTAAGAAGGCTGGTAAGAACGCAAAGGGCGGACTTAATGAAACTGGCCGCAAGTCTTATGAGGCTGAGAATCCTGGTAGCAATTTAAAAGCGCCGGTAAAGTCAGGGGACAACCCACGCAGAGCTAGTTTCTTAGCGCGTATGGGTAATATGCCTGGCCCTGAGAAAAAGCCGAATGGCGAGCCTACAAGACTGTTGCTATCATTGAAAGCATGGGGTGCAAGCTCTAAAGCTGATGCTGTAAAGAAGGCAAGTGCAATATCTGCAAGAAACAAGAAAAAATAACGCTATTAAGGTAAAAATATGGCTGAATTAAAAAGACAGTTTACGCAGGAAGAAATAGACCGGATGCTTTATATGCAGGGATTGCGGCCAAGGTCAACAAGCGACATTGTCCAGTCAAATTTAGCTTCGCAAACAATCAAGTCTATTCCTCAAAATGTATTCCAGAAAATAGCTGGTGGCGCTGGTATAGCTAAAGAAGCAGTAAACAAACTAGGTAACGCGTCAGATCTTGCAAGACTATTTCCGGGCTATCAAGGGCAATCTAACGTAAACATTCCAACAAGCTATAACTTTGCAATGAAGCAAGACCCAATGGGTGGAGTAATACCATCAGGCTTGCAGACGCAGCAAGTAAATGTTGATCAGCTATTGAAGGCAATCAAACCTGCTGACGTATTGGGGATTACGGGTGCGCAGCAAGCTTACAGTGATGTGGGTATGGGTAGAGCGCCTAATCCAATGGATGTGTTGGATATAGTTGGTTTAGGTGCGGCTGGCTTGGGTGCTGGCAAGGGATTACTTAAAACTGGAGTTGAGGCAGGTAAATTTGTTGCGCCCAAAGTTGGTCAAATGGCAGAAGAATATGCTGTTGGAACCGGTCTTCTATCTCCAATAACGGCATGGCACGCATCTCCGTATAGGTTTGATAAATTTGATATTAACAAAGTAAATACTGGGGAAGGAGCGCAAGCGTATGGGCATGGTATGTACTACGCTGAAGGGCGGGGTACAGCGGAGGACTATTTAGAGAAATTTCAGGGTCGTGATCAATCAAAATTTCTTGCTTTAGATGGAGATGAAATATCCTATCTAAATCTTTTTAAAAAAGTTAGACCATATATGGATAAAGAAGAATATGCAGATTTATTAAGCGACGCAAGAAATATTAAATATCGTTATGGCGATAAAAGTTTTGCAGAATGGCTCAACAATTCTGCTTTAGATAGAATAAACGAAGCATTTGGCGATGTAAAATTTGCTTCAGAAACGCCAGCAAGTTTATATAAAATTGATATTCCAGATAAGGCAGTTGAAACATTTATTGATTGGGATAAGCCATTAACTGAGCAAACTAAAAAAGTCCAGGAATTAATTGAATTGGTGGCAGAGCAAGAAAATTTGCCAATTAATTACAAAAAATTTAAATCTGAAGGTAAAGATAAAACAGGACAAAATTTTTACGATTCTTTGACAAAGATGCTTGGTAACGATCCTAAATCTGCATCAAATATACTTAATTCTTATGGTATTGGTGGTATTAAATATTTAGATAGAGTAAGCAGGAAAGAGGGCAAGGGAACAAACAATTTTGTTGTTTTTGACCCAAATATTGTAGAAATGTTAGAAAGAAACAATAAACCAATGAAGTAACGCATAACATCCAGAGGATAGTGCAAAAATGGAAATAGAAGTAAAGTACCGCAAGGTCGAGGATTTAATTCCTTACGTTAATAACAGCCGCAAACATTCTGACGAACAGGTGGCTCAGATAGCATCTAGCATCAAAGAATTCGGCTGGACTAACCCAATACTAATAGACGGAACGAATAGCATCATAGCTGGTCATGGTCGGCTTATGGCTGCCAGAAAGCTAAAGATGGAAGAAGTGCCAACAATAGAATTAAGCCATCTAACGGATAACCAACGAAAAGCATTAGTAATAGCTGACAATAAATTAGCGTTAAATGCTGACTGGGATACAACTTTGCTAACTATTGAGTTAGATGAGCTACTTAAAGACGGATTCGCATTAGATATATTAGGCTTTAACGCAGACGAGCTAAGCGCACTGCTAGAGCCAGAGCAGGTAGATGGATTAACGGATGAAGATGCTGTGCCTGAATTGCCGGAAGAGCCTAGGACTAAGCTAGGTGACATTTATCAGCTTGGCAACCATAGGTTAATGTGTGGGGATAGCACAATGATGCATGATGTTGAAAAGTTGATGATTGGAATTTACCCTGATTTAATACATACAGACCCACCGTACGGCATGAACGCTGTAAGCAAATCGTCTGTTTTAAAGGCCAATTACGGCACAGACATTATGGGTGACGATAACCCTGATGTGGCAAAAGACGCATTTAATTTGATTTATGGCTTATATCCTGATGCGAAGCAAATATGGTGGGGCGCAAATTATTACTGTTCCGTATTGCCTGATAGCGAATGTTGGTTGGTATGGGATAAAAAAGCTGAAATTATACAAGTTCAAGCATAATCCTAAGCATGATTTTCTTGTAAAGATGCTGAAAAAGGATATAAGGGTGTTAGAGTTCTTTATTGAGGAAGTAAAGAATCTGCAAGGGTTGCAGGCTGTTTTATTGCATGGTGAGGAGAGCAATGAAAGGGCAAATGTGCTGCTGATCGGCAAGGATGTGGATTCTGGCAGGGTAAAGGAGATCT